TGTAAGTGTAAATATTTATGCATGGCTTGAAGCACAGAGAACCGGGCAGCCGATTGAACTTTGCTGTGCAATCGGTGATGAAACCGTTAATGGTATTCCTTACAATGAAATTGTGGAAACAGCAAGAGAGTTCATCCGCTCCGTTGGTGGTTTTGAAGCTTTCGCTGAGTGGGGTCTGGTATGTTAATTGAAAAAATAAAAGTATCCGAGCTTATGCCTGCGGACTACAACCCCCGTAAAGATTTGAAACCCGGTGATGCTGAATATGAAAAGCTGAAACGCTCCCTTGAGGAGTTCGGATATGTTGAACCCGTTATTTGGAATAAGACAACTGGCAATGTGGTCGGAGGTCACCAGAGGCTCAAAGTCTTAATGGCTATGGGAATGACTGAAATTGAATGTGTAGTTGTAGAACTTTCAGAAGAAAAAGAAAAAGCACTCAATGTAGCTCTTAACAAAATCAGCGGTGATTGGGACAAGGATAAACTTGCTCTTTTGATAGCTGACCTTCAAGGTTCGGATTTCGATGTTTCACTTACTGGTTTTGAACCTGCTGAAATTGATGACCTCTTCAAAGACACACTTAAAGATGGAATCAAAGATGATGGCTTCGATGTTGAAGCCGAACTGAAAAAACCAGTAAAAACAAAACCCGGTGATGTGTGGCTACTTGGCAGACACAAGCTCGTGTGCGGTGATAGCACAAAGGCTGAAACCTTCGCTTTGCTGATGGGTGAAGAAAAGGCAAATCTTGTTATTACAGACCCTCCGTACAATGTAAATTATGAAGGGTCAGCCGGGAAAATCAAAAATGATAACATGGCTGATGACAAATTCTATCATTTTCTGCTTGATGCGTTTATTAATACAGAAAACGCAATGGCAGATGATGCGAGTATTTATGTGTTCCATGCAGACACCGAAGGATTGAATTTCAGAAAAGCATTTAATGATGCTGGATTTTATCTTTCCGGCACTTGTATTTGGAAGAAACAGTCCCTTGTTCTCGGTCGTTCACCTTACCAATGGCAGCACGAGCCTGTGTTGTTCGGTTGGAAAAAGAAAGGTAAACACCAGTGGTACACTGGCAGAAAAGAATCGACCATTTGGGAATTCGACAAACCGAAAAAGAATGGTGACCATCCTACAATGAAGCCGATACCGCTTCTTGCTTACCCAATAATGAATTCAAGTATGACAAACGCAATTGTTCTTGACCCATTTGGTGGCAGTGGTTCAACACTCATTACTTGTGAGCAGTCAAATCGTATCTGCCGAACAATTGAGCTTGATGAAAAGTTCTGTGATGTTATAGTAAGCCGTTTCATTGAGCAGGTCGGTTCATCCGAAAAAGTACAGCTCATCCGTGATGGCGTTACCATTCCTTACTCCGAAGTTGAGGATGAAGAAACTATTCCGCAGTTTTAGGAGGTAAGCCATGCAAGAAAATAAAAAAATGACTCTCGGCAGTCTGTTTGACGGCTCCGGCGGTTTCCCTCTTGGTGGGTTACTTGCCGGGGTCGTTCCTGTATGGGCATCGGAGATTGAACCGTTCCCTATACGGGTAACAACAAAACGGCTGCCGTTTATGAAACACTATGGTGATGTTTCAAAGATGGATGGTGCAAAGATTGAGCCAGTTGATATTATTACATTTGGTTCACCTTGCACCGACCTTTCGGTTGCAGGCAAAAGAGCCGGACTGGAAGGTGAACAATCCAGTCTGTTCTTTGAAGCAATAAGAATTGTAAAAGAAATGAGGTGTGCAACCAATGGAAAATACCCACGATACATCGTCTGGGAAAATGTCCCCGGTGCTTTCTCCTCCAATCAAGGAAGGGACTTCAAGGCAGTCCTCGAAGCCATCATCGGCATCACAGGACAGACAGCCGAGGTGCCTATGCCTCCAAAAGACAAATGGGCATACTCCGACATCCTCTTGGGTGACGGATGGAGCATTGCATACAGAACTCTTGATGCTCAACATTGGGGAGTGCCCCAACGCAGGCGTAGAATCTTCCTTGTCGCAGATTTTGCAAGTGGGAGTGCCGGAAAAATATTATTTGAGTCAGAAGGCTTGTCAGGGTATTCTGCGGAGAGCTTCGGAGCGTGGCAAAGAGCTACCCGGTGTTCTGAAAGTTGCTTTGATGAGACAAGCGAATGCGTAAACATTGAAAACCATCCGTGCGACAGCCGTGTCCGTCTTAATGACGATGGTGTGGTACAAACCTTAAGTTCTCGAATGGGGACTGGCGGTGGAAATGTACCGCTGATAATGAACCCTCCTATAGCTTATGGTATCAGCTCGGCTGACAGCAATGCGATGAAATCGGATAATCCGCACAGTGGAATATATGAAGCAAAGACATCTCGCACAATTGACAAAAGCGGTACACCGCCTACTTGCAATCAAGGAGGCATTGCTATAGTTGATGTGCCGGATGTGTATGCCATAACTACTGGTTATTATATGCAAGTCGAAAAAGGAAAAGCTCCTACACTTCTCTCAAGAGATTATAAAGATGCTGCGTGTGTTTCTGAACCATGCTATGGCATAGACCGGGCAGCATTCAATCAAGGCAAGAATGCTTTATATAAGCCTTCTATTGAAGAGGAGCTTTCACCGACTCTTGTTGCTAAAGGCCCCGGTGCATTAGCACAGCCAGTTTCATTCTATCCACAGATGAAAGCTGAATGCCAATCACCCCTTGAGGATATTTCAAATACACTTGTTAACGGAACGAACCCCGGTTACCAAAATGGTGTGGTTGAGACAAGTTATATGGTTCGGAGATTAACACCAACCGAGTGTGCGAGACTGCAAGGTTTCCCAGATTGGTGGTGTTCCTCTCTTGAGACCAGCGAACCAACAACCGAGGATTTAAGATTCTGGTATGATGTGTTTGAAACATATCGCAAGGTTACGGACCCAAGCAAGAAGCCAAAAACCCTCAAGCAGATTATTCGATGGCTCAAGGCCCCTTACTCCGATGCCTCGGAATATAAAATGTGGGGCAACGGTGTCGCTTTGCCGTGCGTATACTTTGTACTTTCAGGCATTGTGTGGAGTACACAAATTGAGCTTTGATTCTTCTACATAATTAGTGTCGTAATTGACTTGATATATCAGGGGTTTAGAGGTAATATGTGACTACCAAAATTGAAGGAGGTCATTTTATGACAGTTAAGTACAATGTAACAGGCAGCAAAAGAAAAGAACTTGTTCAAACAATCGCAAATTGGATGGGCTACGAAGCAAAGTACAAGGGAGCACCGACCTTTGCTTATGAGGTTGGTTACCTGACCATCGACAAGAACGGAACTTTATGTTTCGATGACAATGCCGACAGCGAGGTTATTGAAAGATTGCTTGAAATGCTCCACGACAACAACTTTGAAGCAGAGGGATTGCCGGAAGCTGACGAGCCAGCAGAACCTTCCGACCAAAGCGAATCGACAGGCTTGTGTGTTTCAATGCCGAGAAGCCTTTTCACAGAAACGGCAATGGCAAACCTTAAGAGCATCGTTGCAGCAAAGGCTAACCTTTTAAAGAAAGCCTTTAAAACAGACGAACTGTCAATTCTTGAAGAAGATGAAAAGGTTTGCTTCCCTTGGTTCAGCGGAGAATCGCCGGACGAGGTTAAGGCTTACGACCATTTCATATGTAAGCTCTGCGAAATGGCACGGACCCAAAAGCGAGTAACTGCAACAGAAAAGCAGGTGGACAATGAAAAGTATGCTTTCCGCTGTTTCCTTTTAAGGCTCGGATTCATTGGTAAGGAATATAAGGAAATCCGAAAGGTGCTCCTTCGCAACCTTGAAGGAAGCTCCGCTTTCAAAAGCGGAAACCGAACAGAAACGGAGGCTGAATAAAATGAAATTCCCAAGCAAAGAAGTAGTCGAAAGACTCCGCACCCAATACCCTGAAGGAACACGAGTTGAATTGGTGCATATGAATGACTCGTATGCACCGCCCATCGGCACAAAAGGGACAGTGAAAGGTGTCGATGATGCCGGTTCAATTATGGTTCGGTGGGATAATGGTTCAGGCTTGAGTGTTGTTTATGGTGAAGACCAGTGCAGAAAACTTGCGACAGTAAAAACCATATGCTACGGAACTGAAAAAGTATGGGACAGCAGAAAAGAAGCAATGGAGTTTTTCATTGAAGCTTCCAAGAACTCTGCAGGCAGCGAATTTGAAAGGTACGCCAAAATATACCTTGAGCTTATGTCTGGGAACGAAATATGCACGGACTTACAAGACCAACACATCTGCAAATACTGCGGTGAAATTGCGGATGGAACTGAAGAAGATTTGCTATGCAAAAAGTGCCGTGAACTCTTCGGACACGCATTGTTCAGCGAGCTGTAATATACACAATTTAACCCTTAAATCTTTGTGTAGTATATGCCGAAAAACATCTGGATATTATGTGTTTTTAGAGGTAATATGTTACTACCGAAAGGGACAAAACAAAGATTTATGGAGGGCTTGGTAATGAGCGAAAAAACAACACTTTTTGTAGAAGAAATGAAGAAACAGACCATTGGGGTCGAGGTTGAGATGAACAACATCACAAGGGACAAGGCAGCCAAGATTGCAGCCGACCTTTTTGGAACAGACCGCTACCAAAACACCGAGGCAAGAAACGGATACTGCACTTGGTCGGCTTGGGATTCAGAAGGTCGAGAATGGAAATTCCAAAAGGATAGCAGTATTCACGGAGCTGACAGTCAAAAGTGCGAACTTGTAACCCCCATCCTTACATACAAGGACATAGAGCTTTTACAGGAGCTTATAAGAAAGCTACGAAAAGCCGGAGCAAAAAGCGATGCTTCACGAGGATGCGGAGTTCACATTCACATAGGTGCAAAGGGACACACACCACAGACCCTTCGCAATCTTGCAAACATTATGGCAAGTCACGAAAGGCTTCTTACAGACAGCCTTAAAATCGACCGAGACAGAATTTCAAGCTACTGCCGAACGGTTAACCCACGATTCCTTGACACCCTGAACCGCAAGAAACCGAAAACGATGTCAGCACTTGCAGACATTTGGTACGACTGCAACGGTGCAAACTATGGCAGAAGCAACCATTACAACGACAGCCGATACCATATGCTAAACCTCCATGCTACCTTTACGAAAGGAACTATTGAATTCAGACTTTTCCAATTTGATGAACCCTCCAACGGAAAACTGAACGGCTTACACGCAGGACAGCTCAAGAGTTACATTCAGCTTTGCCTTGCCCTTTCAAACCTTGCAAAAACAGTACGCACGGCAAGCTCAAAGCCACAGCAAAACGAAAACCCAAAATATGCAATGAGAACTTGGCTTCTCCGCCTCGGCTTCATCGGAAAGGAATTTGAAACCGCAAGAGACATCCTTACAAGAAACCTTACAGGGGACACAGCCTTTAGACATACCTCAAGGGTTGCTTGAAGGTCATAGGCACAGCCCCACCGACCGCTTCGGCGGTCTTAAGGTGGTAGAAGGACAATTACCTTCAGAAAGGATGAAAGAAAACATGGAAAAACGCTACTACTTAGCCTACGGCAGCAACCTCAACATTGGGCAGATGAAATACAGATGCCCCAGCTCAAGAATCATAGGAACTGCGGTTCTTGAAAACTATCAGCTTCTCTTCAAAGGAAGCAAGACAGGTTCATACCTCACCATTGAGGAAAAGCAAGGCTCGTCCGTTCCACTTGCGGTTTGGGAAGTTACACCCTACGATGAGAGACGGCTTGATGCATATGAGGGATTTCCCAACTTTTATTACAAGAAGGAACTGGAGCTTGACATCAAGGGTATTAAATCAGGCAAGATAAGGCACAGAAAATGCTTTGTATATATAATGCACGAGGAACGACCTCTCGGCATACCTACCAAAGCATATTATTGGACTTGTCTTGAGGGCTACCATGACTTTAAATTCGATGAAACAATACTATACCAAGCTCTGCTTGACAGTAAGGAAGGTATCAAGAATGAAAACTAACACCCATAAAAGAAAAGTATGTTCCAAATGCGGGAACACTTACTATGGAGCTTCCGCTTTATCAAGGGTAGACAATGAAAGCCAAATCTGCCCTGATTGCGGAACGAGAGAGGCACTTGAAAGCATCGGTGTTGATGCTGCCGAACAGAATAAAATCATTGAAAAAATCCATAGTTGTCAAAGTGGCAATTAAGATATAATATACACAATTCCAACCCCAAATCTTTGTGTAGTATATTACCCCTAAATGACTTGATATAATGTACATTTAGAGGTAATATGTGTACTACCGAAAGGGACAAAAACACATTATTTGGAGGATTCTGAAATGAAAAAAATTGAAGCATTTGAAAAGGCAATCGAAAACAAAGTTCCCAACCTTCGAGAGGTTGGAATCAACCCTACACTTTTCTGGGCATACCGCACACTTGAAGAAACCGAGAACGAGAGAATCGACTTCAACGAGTGCATTTGGGAGCATGAAATTGAGGACATTGCAAACTGCCTCAAGGCAAACGGAATTTACGAGTTCACCATTTCAAGCACCTTCTCAAGCCTTATTGAAACCCTCGCAGAGTTTCAGAAGCACGGTTTTCAAATGGCTGGCTTGACTGAAGTAAACGCACGATACACCGAAATCGGCTCGGACAAAAAGAAACGCATTCCTGCAATCAGAATGCTTTCAATATAAGGAGGTAACAAAAATGGCTGACTTTACAACAATCGAAAGACTGGCACTTAATGCTTCACCAAGCTACGATGCAATTGTAAGATACAAGGGTTTTGTATGCCTTGCAACCCTTACCTACAAAGGCACATACGAAGCCGAGGTTTTTGAATATGTCGATGAACCCGATGAAGAGTTCGCTGAAATCGAATGCAGAATTGCTTCAAATGAAAAAGCAACCGAGGCATTCAAAAACAGCGGTGAAGCAATCAAGTGGTGCTTTGAAACCATCGACCGAAAATAAAACAGTCTTAAACTGAACGGAGCCGGACGGCTCTGTTCCTCGTTACACCAAGACCTGAAAGGGTCTTATTTTTATACTCATTTTCAAGGAGGTGATTGAAACGAAAAAACTGAAGAAATATACCCCTACAAAGTTTATGGCAAAGGACTCATCCTATAATAAAGATGCTGCGGACTATGCTGTGAACTTTATTGAATGCCTGTGCCACACCAAAGGTACATGGGCAGGAAAACCATTCGAGCTGATTGATTGGCAAGAGCAAATAATCCGTGACCTTTTCGGAACACTCAAGCCGAATGGTTATCGGCAGTTCAACACCGCCTACATTGAAATACCAAAAAAGATGGGCAAATCGGAGCTTGCGGCTGCGATTGCCCTTTTATTGTGCTGTGGTGATGGTGAGGAACGAGCCGAAGTTTATGGCTGTGCTGCTGACCGACAGCAGGCTTCAATCGTTTTTGAGGTTGCTGCCGATATGGTAAAGATGTGTCCGGCTCTTGCAAAGCGAGTTAAAATCCTTGCTTCGCAGAAAAGAATCATCTTCACTCCAACCAACAGCTTCTACCAAGTACTGTCGGCTGAAGCATACTCGAAGCACGGCTTCAATATCCACGGAGTTGTATTTGACGAGCTTCACACGCAGCCGAACAGAAAGCTGTTTGATGTTATGACCAAAGGTTCAGGTGATGCTCGAATGCAACCTCTGTATTTCCTGATCACCACAGCCGGGACAGATACTCATTCCATCTGCTATGAAACACACCAGAAGGCAAAGGACATCATTGAGGGCAGAAAAATTGACCCAACATTCTATCCCGTGATATACGGTGCTGATGAAGAGGATGACTGGACTGACCCTAAAGTATGGAAAAAGGCAAACCCCTCTCTCGGCATTACGGTTGGCGTAGACAAAGTTCGTGCTGCCTGTGAATCGGCAAAGCAAAATCCGGCTGAAGAAAATGCTTTCCGTCAGTTGCGACTTAACCAGTGGGTTAAACAGGTGGTTCGGTGGATGCCGATGGAAAAATGGGATAAATGTTCCTTTGCTGTGGATGAAGAAGAACTTCACGGCAGAGTTTGTTATGGTGGACTTGACCTTTCAAGCACAACCGATATCACCGCTTTCGTCCTTGTGTTCCCACCAATGGATGAAGCCGACAAATACATTATTCTTCCTTACTTTTGGATTCCAGAAGATAACCTTGACCTTCGAGTTCGGAGGGACCACGTTCCTTATGACCTTTGGGAAAAGCAAGGAGTTCTGAAATCAACCGAGGGTAATGTTATTCATTACGGATTTATAGAGAAATTCATCGAAAAGCTCGGTGAAAAATATAACATCCGTGAAATAGCATTTGACCGTTGGGGTGCTGTTCAAATGGTTCAGAACCTTGAGGGTATGGGATTTACTGTTGTTCCTTTCGGTCAGGGGTTTAAGGATATGTCCCCACCAACTAAAGAGCTGATGAAGCTCGTGCTTGAAGAGCGAATTGCTCATGGCGGACACCCGGTTCTGCACTGGATGATGGATAACATTTATGTAAGGACTGACCCTGCCGGAAACATAAAGCCGGACAAGGAAAAATCCACTGAAAAGATTGATGGTGCTGTTGCAACCATTATGGCTCTTGACCGTGCCATCCGCTGCGGTAATGACACAACAGAAAGTGTCTATGACGAGCGTGGAATTCTGTTTATATAAGGAGGACAAAATGGAAAAACCTATAAAACATATTGTTTCACTCTCCGGCGGTAAGGATTCAACAGCAATGCTTCTGCGAATGCTTGAAGAAGGAATGCCCGTTGATATCATTCTCTTTTGCGACACAGGATTAGAGTTTGATGCAATGTACCGTCATATTGATAAGTTGGAACAATACATAAACAAACCTATAACACGGCTGAAAGCTCCACAATCATTTGAATACCTTTTTTATGAATATATGCCCAAAAGAAAGAATCCTGAACTTGAAGGCAGAAAAGGATTCAGTTGGGGCGGTCCCCGTAATCGTTGGTGTACTTCTGTTTTAAAGACACGGGTAATCGACCGATACCTTAAAGACCTATCGGAAGAATATACTCTGTGTCAGTACATTGGCATTGCTGCCGATGAACCACAGCGTATCCGTAAATTCAACTATCCTCTTATTGATTGGGGTATGACCGAAGCAGACTGCCTTGCCTACTGCAAAGAGCGAGGTTTCGATTGGGATGGCTTATATGACATTTTTAATCGAGTTTCTTGTTGGTGCTGCCCGTTACAATCTTTCGAGGAACTCCGAAAGCTCCGTAGACATTTCCCAGAGCTTTGGGAGAAACTTCGCTACATGGATAAGCACACATGGAGAAAGTTTCTGAAAAACTACTCCGTAGAACAGCTCGAAGTCCGATTTGCTTATGAGGATGAGCTGACAAGTCAAGGCTTGCCGATTAAAGGTAAAGCCTTTTTTAATACATTAAAAGAAAAACTGAAAGGGGTTGATTAACAATGGGTATTCTATCTGGTCTATTCCGTTCAAGGGATAAGCCTCAAAACCGAACAGTCGGAAGTAACTTTTCATTCTTTATGGGTGGCTCGACTTCCGGCAAACCAGTAAACGAAAGGTCAGCCATGCAAATGACAGCGGTATACTCTTGCGTGAGAATTCTCGCTGAAGCAATCGCCGGACTACCTCTTCACCTTTACAAATACACGGAAAGCGGTGGCAAAGAAAAAGCCTGTGACCATCCACTGTATTTGCTGTTGCATGATGAGCCGAACCCGGAAATGAGTTCTTTTGTGTTCAGAGAAACACTTATGACGCATCTCCTACTTTGGGGTAATGCTTACGCACAAATCATCAGAAACGGCAAAGGTGAAGTCATTGCTCTGTATCCGCTTATGCCGAACAAGATGACTGTTGACCGAGATGAAAACGGGCATCTTTATTATACCTACCAGAGGGCAAATGAAGAAGCTCATACTATGGAAGGCACATCGGTGAAACTAAATCCATATGATGTGCTTCATATTCCCGGTCTTGGATTTGACGGACTGGTTGGATATTCACCCATAGCAATGGCAAAGAATGCAATCGGTATGGCAATTGCCTGCGAAGAGTTCGGGGCCAAGTTCTTTGCCAATGGTGCAGCCCCAAGCGGTGTACTTGAACACCCCGGCACAATCAAAGACCCCACAAGGGTTCGGGATGCATGGCAGAGCCAGTTCGGAGGCTCTTCAAACTCCGGCAAAGTCGCAGTTCTGGAAGAAGGAATGAAATATACACCTATCTCCATCTCCCCGGAACAAGCACAATTCTTGGAAACAAGAAAGTTTCAAATCAATGAAATTGCTCGAATTTTCAGAGTTCCACCGCATATGGTCGGAGACCTTGAGAAGTCGAGCTTTTCTAATATTGAGCAACAATCCCTTGAGTTTGTAAAATACACCCTTGACCCGTGGGTTATCCGATGGGAGCAATCCATGACACGAGCCTTGCTCACTTTGGATGATAAGAAGGAGTATTTTATTAAATTCAATCTTGAAGGTCTGCTCCGTGGTGATTACCAGAGCAGAATGAATGGTTACTCCATCGCAAGACAGAACGGTTGGATGAGTGCAAACGACATCCGTGAGCTTGAAAACCTCGACCGCATTCCTGCCGAGCTTGGTGGTGACCTTTACTTAATCAATGGCAATATGCTCCCGCTTGGAAACGCAGGAGCCTTTGCAAATATAAACACCGATAAGGAGGTAAGCGAAAGCAATGAAGAAGTTCTGGAATTGGACAAACAATCAGGAGAGCCAAGCGAGGATACTTCACCTCAACGGAACAATCGCAGAGGAAAGTTGGTTTGACGATGATGTCACACCGCAGATTTTCAAAGACGAGCTGTTTTCCGGGGACGGTGATGTTACTGTTTGGATTAACTCTCCCGGTGGCGACTGCGTAGCTGCTGCACAGATTTACAATATGCTGAAGGATTACAACGGCAATGTAACTATTAAAATTGATGGCATTGCAGCATCGGCAGCATCTGTAATTGCTATGGCAGGCAGTACAGTGTTAATGTCACCCGTCTCAATGCTTATGATTCATAACCCTATGACAGTTGCAATGGGCAATGCCGGGGATATGCAGAAAGCAATCGAGATGCTTGATGAGGTTAAGGAATCCATTATAAATGCTTATCACCTCAAGACAGGAATGTCGAGAGCAAAGATATCGCACCTTATGGATTCTGAAACTTGGATGAATGCCTACAAAGCTGTCGAGCTTGGTTTTGCAGATGACATTCTTTTCAGAAATGATGAACAGGATGATGAGGACGAGGAAAAAGAACTCGAACTCGGCACAGAAGAAACCAAAAAGGAAGAACCAAAAACCGATGAGCCAAAGGAAACTGACCCGGAAGAAACTCCGAAGGAAGAACCCGATGAGGATGAGGACGATGATGAAAAGAAAAAAACTGCTCCTCCGGCACCTTCCAAAGAGCCTGCCGATGCAGTAATGTTTTCTCGCAAGACAGCTGACAATGCTTTGATGACTAAACTCAAAAAGCATTACAGCCCCACAAACACAGCAACACCCAAAACTGGTCGTTCCGTAGATGAACTTATGGAAAGACTCAATCTATTAAAAAGATAAATTTAAGGAGGACTTATACTATGAATATTATTGAAATGCGTAACAAAAGAGCAAAGGCGTTTGAAGCGGCAAAGGCTTTTATTGAGGCACACGCTGTTGACGGAATCCTTTCTGCGGAAGATGCAGCAACCTATGATGATATGGAAAAGAGCATCAAAAAGTACGATGAAGCAATCGGCAGAATGGAAAGACTCGAAGCAATGGATGCAGAGCTTTCAAAGCCTGTTTCTACACCTATTACCGAAAAGCCTGCAAAGGCAAAAGACGACACCAAAACCGGGCGTGCTTCCGATTCCTATAAAGATGCGTTCTGGAATCAGGCAAGAGCAAAGAACGGCAGTGTATCTTATGAAGTAAGAAACGCCCTTCAGGAAGGTGTCGACAGTGAAGGCGGTTACCTTGTGCCGGATGAGTTTGAAAGAACTCTTGTGCAGTCTCTTGAAAATGAGACCATTGTCCGTAAACACGCAACCGTAATCACAACCGAAAACGGAAGCCGTAAAATCCCTATCGTTACAGAAAAAGGTACCGCTTCTTGGGTTGAAGAAGAAGGCATCATCCCCGATGGTGATGACGTATTCGGTCAGCAGCAGATTGATGCACACAAGGTTGGTACAATCATTAAGGTTTCGGA